CGATTGTACCAGATGCCTTGAAACCCTATACCGTAGGGACAAGATATCTATCGACGAAACAAGTACCCTCGTGCTTGATTCTTCGATGCGCGGGTTCTCAGACTGTGTCTAAGAACCGCGAACCCCTCTTGAAAGCTGGCTTCCAGCTCACAGAGGATAGTAGGGTCGGAGAGGAATCTCGTGACCTTACCGTACGCCGGACTCTAGAAGGAGTTCTAAGTCCGGCGGGAAGTCTTGCCGAGCTTCTGACAGAAGCTAGCAGGATTTCAGATGTTCTCAATCAAGGTGATGGAGAACTTCTGGACTCCGATTTTGAACACTCAGGTTCAGAAGCGGAGGATGCCGCCACCATCCTTCAGACGAAGGAGAATGACGGGTTGATACGATTTCGGAACTCTTGCCGGTATCGTATCAAATATGACGACCCGTGGAAAATCCACGCTGGCCGTCAGCTTGGCAGTCAGTTGGGTCTAGACCCTAAGACTGTCATGTGGTCTGGAGACGGGATTCGCCTCCAAGACCCATTGCCCAGCAGAGTCCTAGGACCGCGCTGGACGGGATCTCCGAAATCGAAGGTTCGATTTTCGCAGATCGCGGATATTGACGTAAAATTATACGTCATATACGCTCACACGCATTGGGGCACTCGCCTCAAATCGTTGTGTAACGAGCCGAACTCTCCATACAAGAGTTGGGCTCGGACTCTCAGGACCAGACTAAACCGGTTCATGAGAGGAGCGACTGATCCTTGCATGAGTAAGGACCAGATCGCAGCCTTGTTTGAGGATACGACAACCTCAACCAAGGCACGGTCCGATAGGCTCATTGAGCTTTTGAAGACCGTAGACGGGATATTCCTTCAGAGGTATCTGAGTTATCCCGAAGAGGTGTGGACATGGGAAAGATTCGACATGTTCACCCTAGGAAACTTGTCCTCCCTTTTGGGAGACGAGTTTCTAGATGGCGAGATGCGGGAGGCCGCACTCGACATCTCTACTGCCTACTCGCAATTAAAGGCGACTAGGAAGTGGTTCAAGATGCACTCACACAGAGGCAGCTTGAAACAAGCACTAGATGAGATGGACCAGACGGTCCCTCACTGGTGCAGGCAGTTTGTGAACGTCTATCGACGTGCAAACTGCTCAACAGGGGCCCGGAGAATATATATCTTCGGCCTCCTGTCTCAGACGAGGGGGTGCGGAACTCCGCCTCCCCTCGTCCTTCTCCAATCCAAGGTGAAATTCTTGCGCACCATTGGACGGGAGCCCCCTGCGGAGACGGCGACTCGCCGTATGCTCCGCAGGGCAGCCTTACTCGAGGTAATTGACAAATTACCCGAGGAGGCATTCACCGGACTCAGGACAAAGGCCCGAGTCACAGTGACTACATCTTCTTCTTGGGAAAAGACCCGAAGAGAAGGTGGGACGATAGAGGCGGCCAGGGAAATACTGGCCTCTCTACCGATCGGTGAAGGGGTCCCCGTCAGGGACCTCGACACCGGGAGGGTCGAATGTTACCGAGATCGCTCGTCATTCGACTCCACTGGAGAGGTGGTTTTCTGGCTAGCGCTAGACCACACTCTCCGAACACCACCGGACTTGCTCAAGCAAGCCTTCCTTACGGTGGTGAAGGAGCCTGGTAAGGCGAGAAGCGTTACCAAGGCCCGTGCTTGTCTCAAGATCGTACTCGACCTTGTAAACAAGCTAGTTTCGGCCCCCTTGGAGAAGGGGATACGAAGCTCAGCATCCGGGATGGGAAAATCCAACCACGGATGGAATCTTTTCTGTCGTCTGATGTCAGATGACGCAAAAGATATGGTTTTCAACGTGATAGATCGCGAGGAAAACCCATACGAAGGTTACGTCGAACGGACGGACACCTTCGCTGACCTCTATGTAGTCTCGACAGACTACCAAGAGGCAACGGATCAGATGCTACACAGTGTAGCGTCCGATCTCGGACAAGCTTGGATGCGCAAATGCGGCATTCCCAAGCTTCTTCGGAGTTTGGTAGCAGAGACCTGCTTCAAACCCCGTGAGGTCTTCTTTTACGCCTCTGGCGCATTAAAGACCATCGGTACTGACCGCCCCGAATTCGGGGTGAATGTTCGTTCAGTACGTTTGGTGAGAGGAATCCTGATGGGAGATCCCCTCACCAAGGTCGTGTTACACCTTGTAAATGTTGTAACCCGACATCTCGCAGTACGTCTGCACGATGCAGACTTCTACGATTATTTCTCAAATGGCTCAGAGGCCTTTGAGGAAATGGGACTGGCCCTCCCTATAGGGCCATCATCACATGACGGGGTGTTCGCTGAGATGTCAGCGTTTCCCCTGTGGTACAACCGCGACCGAGATCGGCCGATTGTACCAGATGCCTTGAAACCCTATACCGTAGGGACAAGATATCTATCGACGAAACAAGTACCCTCGTGCTTGATTCTTCGATGCGCGGGTTCTCAGACTGTGTCTAAGAACCGCGAAC